CACAGAAGGCACTGCACCTAACAAGGTATTGCCAAAAGTGGGGTTTTCGTGCTTTCTATAAACTTTTGTATCTATATTCATCATTTGTACTTTTAATTAACTTTAGTGGTTTAATGCCCCACCTTCGGCAATACCCAAAACGTTAGGGTTGAATACGCTTCATACCACAAAGGTACAAATTCAGCACCCCGGAAAGCAAATTTATTTTGTTAAAGATTGTTAAACGGTGTCGGATCACTTTGTTTTTACTTTTACTTTCAGCTCACCCACCAACGTCTTTGCGAATACATCATCTGGTATTATCTCCGAATGTTGCAGACAGACCATCACGTTTTGACCGTATTTCAGCTTCACAGTTGCCTTGTATTCGTCAATGCTATCTACAGTGAGGTTTACGGCGAAGTTGTCAACGTAGTGTGATACGCAATCATCTTTGGTTTTCAATGTATATACCCATACATGAAATATTTTATAACTCATTGACAGACCTCCAATTAGTCAGACTATAATGGTTGGTAGCAATGTACTTTATAGCTTCCTCTGCGAAGCCCAAGTCCCGGAGTGTTTGAATTTCTCGTGGTGTCATAATGTTATTTTTTTTAAGTTAATACGCATATTCCTTTTTCTGTTTGTCAAAATAATCTGCCATCACGGTATATGGCTTGCCGTCAACAAGTATCTGATATTGATAGTCTTTCCCCTCCGACATTATTATATCTTTTATCTCAACAAGTTTGCCCTTGATGATGAACTTTTGGGAGATGTGGTAGAAATATTCTTGTGGCATTATTATTTTTGTTTTTGTTCGGGATGATAATGTTCAATATGACATTGTTCGCACAGGGATACGAGTTCAAATAAATATTCATTTTCCCTGTGAGCGTATGATAAATGGTGTACTTGTTCAGCCTTTTTACCGCAAATCTGTTACATTTCATTGTTTAATGTTTTAAATTATTAATAATCAGAATGGTGGTTCTTCGTTGTTATTTTCATAAAAGTTATATTCGTTTTCCGGCTTAATAGATTTTTCGTATTTACCCAAAACCGGATTATAGTTGTTCTCGTCATAAAAGCCACAGTTCCCGACAGACATTGTCAATATTATGGGTTCTGCAAACGGTGTTGGTCTGCCCCCAGTTTCAACGTCTTTTATTTTTCTTATGTGAACCTGCGTATTTCTATAATCGAGAGGATGCTGTATCAGCCTATGTAGCGTTATAAAATCATCAGCCCTATTAACAAATTTACCGCCCCCCTCCGTATCTTCTGCAAACGGCGCAACAGGGTAGCCATCTTTATCTTTTCGCCTCAAACTTTCGGTAACGGCGTGACAGTTCAGGTAGGTAGTTATACCATTACTGTTTGCAAATATACGAAATTTACTTGCCACCTCATAATGATATTCGTGAGAACTATATTTGTCATTTTTTGTCAAGTCCATCCTTAAAGAGTTGTAGGGATCAACCAAAAAACCATTGTAGGAATCCTTATCATTTAACGCACTTGCCACGTCTATTAGTTCTTCGGCAGAATACAGCCTATCTATGTTTATAAAGGTGAACATTGACATAACAAAATCTTTTGCTTTGTTGTATTCAGCATCAGACATTCTTGTTATTTCAATACCATTAGAAAACTCCATAAGTTTTTTTCTAACAGACCACGTTCTATTTTCAGATGAGTAAACAATCCACCGCCAATTATACAGAACGGCAGTAAGCACCATAAGATACGACAATGTTACTGTCTTTCCTATGTTTGCGTGTCCGTTTACGCACACAAAATTACCCTTTTTAAATCTGTAATACTTATCAAATGTTTCCCAGTTAGATTTTAAGCCAAGTTCAAATGTACCATTACGGACAGCTAATATGTTTTTTTCATCAACGGAAAATGGTACGATATTATCTTCAATGATTATTGGGTTTTTTGCAACTATTTCTATTTTTGCACCATATCCATTTTGCTTTAACCATTTAGCACAATCAGAATAATCTGAGTTGAATTTTAGCAAACATAAAACCTGAGTCGGATTATATGCTTTGTCGTTTTCAAATTCCGATGATGAAGTCCAAACATAGAATAATCTTTTTTCGGTGTCCCAGTCAGCACTCCATTTCCCTTTTCCCCCTGGCCTTAATAAAAGTTTTTTAGTACCACGTTCCAAAACTACCTTCCAGCCCTCTTGCTCCAGCAGGTTCAATACATCGCCTCTGTCGTTCCAGTCTGCAAACGGGCTTAAATTATCATTGATGATTTTTTGCTGTTCCTTTTTTACGATAGGTTGTGTATAAACCTCATTAAAGGTTTTGGCGCAATTTATAAGGGTTTCCCTTTGTTCTGGTGTTATTTCCTGTATTTTGTCAAGACTGCCATAAATTAGCTTGTATTTCGGTGTCGGGTCAATAGCAATATATCCTCCCGTTCCCCTTGTTTCAATAAGTACCTTTGTTTTTTCTTTCGGGTCTGCTTGTTTTTCGGCATCAGTTGTGTAACGGTTTGCAAGTTTTTTATTACCATCTATTTCCTTACATCGGTATATGAAGTGATACCCCCCGGACATTGTTTTTTGTACAACAAGTTTAGAAAGTATGGTTTTATCAATATCGTTTATCAGGTTTTTATACCTGTCAAATAAAGTGCCTGTCAGGTCGTATTTGCAGTCAATATCAATAGCGTGTAGGTTTCCACTAACTTCGCCACAAACTATACCTATACCATAACAATCTAAAAAATTGTTATCTGGTTTTATTAATTTCTCGGTATGTGTTTTCCATTTTATCGCAGGAATTTTATCCGCAGTAATAGGGATTACCGATAAATCGTTATTATAATATTTTAATGCTATATCAAGATAATCCATATTAATATTTTATATATCTTTGAAGTTCATACTATCCTTTTGTTATAAAGTTTTTTAATTAAGTTTACATAGTCCCAATCCTCTTGGATCATTTCGTTATGGTCAACTCTGTCCCGAAACCCGTCAGGTTCTTTCGGTGGTGGTTGGGTTTGTTTTTCTGTTTCCGTATTGCCTGAATTTAAAAACATTTCCAATTTATCAGACCTTGTGATAAATTCAGGTGTAAGATATTTAAAGCCACTTTCAATATGGTTTTTTTCTTTCATGGCATTTTGGAGTGCCGTTAAAATATCGTCAATAGTTTTACCCTCCTTTATCCTTGCATTAAACTGACCTTTTGCTTTATTGTCCTTATTTGAAAATTTTGATTTACGTAAAAGATTGAATTTATCTATAAATTCATTATAAGTAATATTTGGTTTTGATAAGTCCAAAACAAATTTTTCAAAAATTGCATAATTATCTGTTATAGGTTTTAGGTTATCTGTTATTAGTCTTAATATATTACCACTTAGCGGTACAGTCTGTGGTACAGATAGCGGTACAGTCTGTTGTTCAGATAGCGGTACAGTTACCTGTTCAGTTAGCTGTTCAGTTAGCTGTTCAAATTTTGGTAATGTAAGGGGTATTATTTTAATCATTGGAGCCTTAAAATTATTAATACCTTTTTTATACTCTATAAGATTAAAATCTGATAAATCGTGCAAAATGGAATAGTAAGTTGTACGGCTGCTTATACACGCACCTTGCATGGCTAAATCGTAAGGGCACTTAAACCATTCAACCCAATTATTTCTATTGTTTTGATTTAATAAAAATATGTATAGGCTTACATGAGTTGTTCTAATATCGTGAGTATTATTAAATACTATCGAATAAAAAGCCTTTATCTGTCCGTGCATTTCTATTCTGTTTGCCATCTTTTTTTTGATTTTAGTGTTCCGGTATTAAACAGTATTTTACCTTCTGAAATTAATGTGTCATAAATTATTTTTTCATCATATGGATTTTTTGATAATATTTTTAAGCTTATTTTATTTCCTAATAATATTTTATCCATAATAGACATTCTTAATTTAACGTTTTTATGACTACCATTAATAGATTCTCTAACATGCTTTATAATCCTGTTATAAATATCACAGGAAGAACCAATATAGGAATCATTAATAATATAAACACCTGATATTGTTTTTGATGTGTCAAAACACCATTCAACTGTGTTTAATAACTTAGATTTTTTTACCATTATATTAAAATACCCAATTAAAAAAGGGGAAGCAGTAAGGAAGGCGACCAAGCCCTGTATTCTGCAACCCCAATTTTAAAAGGGATTTATTAAGATTAATTAAATTACAAATTGATTTCATTGGTCTTTTCCTTATAAATACGTTTACAAAATTAAAACAAATTTTCCACACTTCCAATTTTTCCTCAATATTTTTTCAATATTTTTTTCATTGTTTAGAAAATAGTACCCCCGTTTGTACTTTTTCAGTATTTCGTATATGTCGCACCATAAATCCATCGTTTTTTCGCCACGTTCAGCCAGTGTTGGGTGGGAGGTGTCGCCTACGGTTTTATCCTTGTTGTCCACCTACAAACTTTAAATACTCCTCAAATCGGCTTGGAAACGACACCTCTATACCTTGTTCCCCGAAATGCTTAATAAGAACATCGAGGATGGCGTTGATCTGCTCGGTTTTCAACTTAGTCGTGCTTTCGATACCGAACATTGCAGACTGAATAGGCTTCCAAATAAACGTTTTAATGATGTCTTTGGTGTAGGGTAGGGAAAGTTCCTTACCCGTTACACCAAAGTACCGATGTTCCAGACCAATCTCGTTCAACTGTTGTGATAGGATAGTGTAAAACAGGTGCAGGGCTTTATTCTGCTGTGAGGTACGTGTTGCTTTCACGTTGGAAATCTCCACAATACCCGTTTGACCTTGCAGGTATTCATTAGCCTTATCACGTGCCGTGTCGAGGTTGAAACGTCTTGTCATTACAGTTTTTCTATTTATAGAAATTAAACATTTTCATCTTTAAAATATTTTCCAAAATGCTCTAAAAAATATCTTTTCTTTGTTTCGAGTTCGTCAATTTTGTTTTTCTCTTTTTCAATTTCCGCATTTAGCTTGTCAATTACTCTGTTTTTTTCAAGTACGAGTTCGTGTTCGGAAACAGCACAAATTTCAATATCTTCTGTTTTTGAATTAAAATTCAGAAAGTCTATTTTTGAACCAAAATAATCACTTTCAAATGTAGCTATTTGAATTGTTGGTAGTTCTTTGAAATTTACAAAGTCAATTATAACTCCGGCAACAACAGAAAAAGAGTTGCCGCCATTTTTTTTGAGAACCTTTACATTGTCACCAACCTTAAATTGGTCAATTCTTTTTGCTGTCCGTAAATCAACTTCTAATTTTATTCCGTTGATTTCGATTGTTCTAATGTTTTCGTTTTGATTTTCCATAGTTTTTGTTTTTTTTGTTAAAATTTAATTTATAATAATTATTCCACATCTTTAATTTTACCCCATAGATCACGATAGTCCACCCACCGGCAAAACGAATACAGCAGATTTTCAATATCCGTTTCCATATTTTCGTAGCGTAGGCACTCAAAAGGCTCGTGTTGAATTATTTTGCAACTCGTAATATCCCTCCCCATCTCCTCTTTATAATCCACCACCTCAAAAACATCGTATAAGAAGCGGTCAAGTTCAAAGATAGACAGATAAAGACGCCATTGGTAGCTGTCAGCGTACTTCTGCATATCCACAGGGGAGAAAGTTACCTTGTTATCACGTATTGTGTTGCCCTGTAACGCATCCATTTGACCGGATAAGGTAAAAGTACCGAAGTCGGTCTTAAATGTTTTATTTAGCCTTATTTCTGGTGTAAATACACCAAGATTTTTAGCGTGAGATAACGCCAAGTGTTTTTGTTCATCGGATAGCTTTGCACCGAACTTGTCAAACAGTATCTTGTCAAAGGTCGCCACATCTGCACTGTTGTTTTCCACAATCCAATGGAAGGCACTTCCGATGTTAGTTTTGTCATTACCGAGAAATAATCCCAATATTGAATCCACAACTTGTTGTTCCGAAGAACCAATGACATCGTCACGGTATCTTCGGAATGTTTCAAGCTGTGTTACTCTTAATAACTTGTTCATTTCGCAACTTCTTTGGTGACAAATTTGTTTTGTGACTTGTCGTACACTAATCCTAAATCCGCCACCTTTGCGGAAATGCGTTTCCGCATCGCAGCCTGTTGTGCTTTCGGTAAGGTGGCACATTTGCCGGATATAGCCATAAGGCTGTTGCTGTCGGTACAAGCATTGAGTTCGGTCTGAAACACATCAATTTGCCTTTGTGCTTCAAGTTGTTCGGCAGACTGCTTTCGGATACTATCCTTTACCTGTTGGATGATGTCGGACATAAAAGTCTTGAACTTCGGATCAGCCTCATCTGGGATTTCCATTTTGGGTATCCGTGCCACATTCTTACCAATGGTTTTATCTGTCGGCTCGAATGTAATAATTCTTTTTCCGTTCTCAACCGTCATAAACCCAACTTGGTCGGCAATACGGAGAATGAGGTCTTTGCTCTGTCCGGTAACGTCAGGGCTGATTTTGGTGTTATCGCCATCTTTTTCCTCTTTGGAGTGTGCTATTAACACAATATCCAAATTTTCCGACCTGCGTTTGTTGATAAATAACTTAAACTCGTCACCAATAGCCCCGTAGGCTTTTAGTTTGTTCTTTTCGAGTTTGTAGTCCTTACTGATAACCCAGACCATCAGGTAGTCATCAAGTACCGATTTTGCGGTATCAATGACCACTGTTTTGTAGTTTTTAATTTCGGCTTCATCTTGCAACACATCGTTCCAGCTTTGAGCAATGATTGTTGCTTCCGCCCTGTTTGCGGCACGGTCTGAACCCCTGTCGGTGTCAATTAATATCGGTGTATTGGCTGTATTACCAACGCTTGTTTTGCCAACGCCAGGAGTACCGTAAAGCACAATAACCACAGGGCGTTCCGGGAAACTTTCTGATTTTTTTACTAACATTTTGTTTAAATTTTAATTGTTTGTATATAATATTAATTAATTGTCGTCATTTTGACACTCATCACACACAATATCTTCTATATGGAGATTATATTCGTCTTCGTCAATTTTATCTATATTAACCACCAAGCCATTTTCAAAATACCTGCCACAAAGAGAACAACATTGTAGTTCAATAGTCTGCCTTTTCTCCACGTACTTCGGACTGAATGGGTGTGAACCATCATCTCCGTCAATCATATTGTTGCCGTATATCATTTTAGTAAATCTTTGTTTTCGTAAATATTGCCGACAACCTCAAAATTTTCATAATAATCGAAATAATCATACGTGGTATCTTTCGCAAACAAAACAAATGAATAATGATTATAAACAACATAAGCCAAACAAGTCATATCTGGGCTTTTAACCACATCACCCTCATAAATCTCTTTACCATTTTTATCAAGAAGTCCGGTGAATTGCATTAATTCCCCATTGCCAAAATGGAATATAAAACTTTGCAATGTTTCCAAATCTGGAGTTCCCTGATAGGCCATATACCTCTGCTTATCATCCCACGCCCTGAATTTAATTGCTCTTTTTTCCATAATTTTAATTTTGATACCGCAAATGTACATAAATGCGAACACACTTTGCAAATCTATTTTCTTAAAAAAAGTTAAAACGAACAAAAAAGCCTGTCGGGAAACAGGCTGAAAGCATTGTGATTGCTATCTTTTTAGCAAAGATAGTATCTTGCTTTTATACCTAAACACAAAGTATGCTATGACAAGCAGTATAAGGAGGCAATACACGACAATTGACCACTTTCCCATACTTATCCACTTTTTCTGCGTATCTGTGAGAATATTTGTGGTAATAACAACCTTTTCTTTTTGGTCGGTATTCACAACGGTAGTATTCGTAGTGTGTTTTTCATTCCACCGAGCCACAACTTCGGCACTATCAACCTTTGTCTTTATTTGTAGGTTGTCCCCGTTGAGATTGAGATAGGTAGTAATAAACTTATCCTTATAGACAGTATCAACTTTTGTGATAACGGGATTTCCGTTTAAGCATTCAAGGTAGGCGTTCATTATGTTCTCCAATGAAATGTAGTACGTGCTGTCCATCGGAGTAACGGTTGTAACGCTTGTTGATGTGCTGTCCTTTGTGGTGGTAGTTTCACCCTTACAATATTGTAATAGTATTTTGTCAATCTTTTTCTGTGTTACACAGCCGGAGAGAGAGATAATTATAATAGCCAATATCATTGCTATTACTATTGCCAAATTTATCTTGTCAACCTCTTTAAAAAATTTTTTCATATATCAAGTCTTTTGAGATTATACTTTCTTATTATCCAGTCAAGTGTTTCATTGTAGTTTTGTGCCGTAGCGTATCCACAACTTTCCAATAGCCGTGTCTGTTCCTCTGACGTTTTCGCTTCACGTACAGGCTTAAACCTATCACGCATCAATAGTTTACTGTGGTCAATAATGCTTTCGGCTATGGAGTTGTAAACACGAAATAATGTAACGGGGTTTACGCCCCTGCTTACCGCATCTGAATATGAATTATAAATCTTTCCCGTACCCATATATAATATGCTCTTTCCATTGATGGTTTCCCTTGTGGTATTAGAGATTACCCTACCACCCCAAGACTTACCAGCCTTGACACCAAAACAGTTGTTTGCTGCTGTCTTTATGCTGTCACCGTAGCCTGTTTCACAAGCCATCTGTGCGGCTTTTACAGATGGTAATATACCTATGTCCTTGCACGACTTAATAATGTCATCAGCATAGGAGTTAAAGAATTTTTCCTGTTTAGTTTTGGCGTTTTCAAAAAGTATCATAACGGTATTATTTATAACCTTATTACAACCTATATGGTTGCAATGCAAAGGTAGCAATAATAATGTCAACAAACAAAGTTTCCTCAAAATATATTTTTTGAGTACAAAGGTACGGATAAAAAAATAACTTCGTGGTATTAAAAAATGTTAATTCTTTTTAAGGCCACCCTGCCATTGACTTACACGCCTTACAACTTCGTCAAATCCTATTCCAAATGCAAAAGCTACACCCATTGATAGCGGAATATTGAATATTTCCGTACAAAATCTTAACGCAGCTAAGGCTATAATAAAGTTTGCAAGAATTGAAAAACTTTTTTTAAATAAATTTTTTTGTATAAAGTATTTCCAATCCCACTTATTTGGTGTATCGGGACTTTTTTTAATTGCCCTATTGATTTCAATATACCATTTAATAATAAGTCCAAATAAGACAAACAGTAGTGCTACCGCAAAGATAGCCCAAGCACTTGTTCCGTATGTAGTCCAAAGTGAATCACCATACAGATTGCTTAAAAAAATTTCTTTTACATTCATGGTTTTATTTATTTATTTATGTTTTAATAATTCTTTTATGTCCTTTTGTATCTCTATCTGGCTTTGTTCTATTGCGTGTAATCTTTGCAATACCATTTCCTTGAATTGATTTAAAGTATCTGTACTTGCGGCGTGCATAATTATACATTTATCAGTTCTTTGGTATAGTTTTTGGTCCTGCCTCAATAACATCAACTCATTCATTATTGATATTTCATTTTGGCGCATTTTGCCCAAATCTTTCTGTATCTTTAGCACCCAAGCTAACAAGAAAATCCACAACCCTGACAATACTGTTATTACTATTTCCATTGTTTTATTGTTTAATCATTTACGTTAACTACTGTTAATGTATCCGCTGCATTAAAATAAGAAAGCCTTACAACAGATGCGGCGTTTGTGAATACTCTTTTATTGTAGCTTGCTTTGATATGTGTGGATGAG